AAGTAAATGGTAACACAGTCACAGTAAAAACATCAAATGGTGATATGATGAATATGAACATACACGATGTAGACCAAGCTGTAACAGAAGGCCAAGAAGAACTTGATTTTATTAAACGTTTAGTACGTAAATAATTAATAGAAAAACAATATGTTTAAAGAAAATTATACTAAACCTAAAGTAATGATTACTGAAACCCGCACCTACAAGTTGTGGGAAAGTGCTGGTCGTAAAATAGTTGAAGCACAATTAACACCAGATCAAATTCAACAAATTTTTCAAGGTGCGCAAAACATTGAAACTGCCGGCGGTGCTAATCGTACAATGATTGGTAAAGGCAAAGATGCCGCAACTGCTGTAGGTCAAGCTTGGGAAGAATTAAAAACTAAAGCACAAACTTCTAAGCCTATAGATGGGTTTGAGAAAAAATATGATGCATTAGCAAACAGATTAAAACAAGCAACCGGTGGTGATCAAGGTGCAATGAAGTATGTTCAATACTATCGTGACTTTGCTAAAAAGCATCCCATAGCACAGGGTGTGGTTTATGCCGCACTTATTGCCGCTATCGGTTTAAGTGGTGCGGGCTTAGGTGGTGCAGCGGCATTAGGCTTATTCAAAATGACAGATAAGTTATTGCAAGGTGATAAATTTACTAGCGCCGCTTATAGTGGTGCTAAGACTGGTGGATTGGCATATGGTGCAAGTCAATTGGGTCAACAGTTCAAGGGCGCAGACGCTGTGTCTAGTGCTGGTGTATCTACCGCAGATGCCGTACCTAGTACATCTACAGCAACAGATGCAATTGGATCTGCTACAGATACTGCCACATCTGCTGTTTCAAGATTTGATCAAATTGTTGACAATGCTGTGGACTACAAAATCAAGCAAGGCGACACGCTATCTCAAATCCTGGCAGATAGAAAAATCAATCCAGAAGCATTTTACCGTCTTCCTGGTAATGATGTATATTTCAGTCCCGACGGTAATCCCAACATCATAAAAGCAGGACAGACTATCAAATTGCCTGACCCAGCAGATATACTTGACTTGAATAAAATGAGTGGGACTACCCCAAGTGACCCAAATCTTGCTAAAGGTTATGGTGATACAAATTTCTATACTGGTGTGTACAATCAAAACAGTGCATTGGGACTTGATGCTAAAAACAATTTGCAACAACAAGATTTTGGACGTTTGGGTAGTGACAACGGAATGTCTGCGGCACGAATTGCCCAAGATGCAGGCGGTCAAACAGCAGGTCCAAGCCAAGCTGAAATCAATCAAATGCGTAATCAGAATTTATTTAGAATGCAAGATCAGGCTGATGCCGCTTACTATGCAGATAAACCTGACGATGTTGGAATAAATCAGCGTAACAATGACGCAGTGGGGACCGGAATGCCTGGCTCAGCTAAACCTTTTGGAGTAGGTTATAGTCCTGAATACCTAGAAAAAGCGGCAGATCCTAACCGCACTGGTCAATATATGATTAGTCCCGAGAAAGCACAAGCCGCATTAGATTGGCAAGCACAAAATGGTGGACAAGTTCCTAATGACGCACCGCCGGCAATAGACAATTCTAATGGATTTAGTAAAGAATACCTAGAAAAAGCGGCAGATCCTAACCGCACTGGTAAATATTTGATTAGTCCTGAAAAAGCACAACAGCTATTAGGTCAAATGAAAGAAAGTATACAGTTATCCGAATCACAAATCTTTTTATTGATAGGTAAAATTGTTGAAAGACACAGACGTATTGATGAAGGTATCATGGATACTATTAAAGGTGCAGCAGGTAAGACAGCAGATTGGGCCAGAACAAAAGGTCAAAATTTAACAACTAAGATAACTGCTGATAAACTTTTACAAGCATGGAAGAAATCAGGTAGTCCAACAGACAGTGATGATGTTTCTAAAGTTATGGTTGGTGCTGGTGTACCACAAGAAACGGTTACTAATCTAATGAAAAACTTTGTACAAGGTCCTTCAGCAGGAACAAATACAAACGTTTGGCAAGGTGCAGATAGAAGTATACCCGCTATTCAAAGAAAACAACAGGGACAATCATTTGCCGCTACACCTAACGCTTCAGGTCAAACACCCACTCCTCAAGGTCAGACTCCCGCGCCTGCCCCTCAAGGTCAATTACCTGCCCCTCAAGGTCAAACTCAAGAACCTACACAAGATAATTTACCTTTGAGATATTATGGTGCCGGCAATAAGTCCCCGACTGATTTTTGGGGTAGGAAGAGACCAGTTCAACCAACTATGCAGTCTCAGCAACGACAAGCAGCCTTAGATGCAGCCAATGCGGCACCTACAACATCAACACCACCTACAACACCTACAACGACACCTGCACCGCAAGGAACTACATACGATCCTACTAATGCCGCAGCAAATAGATTAGCTAAAGGTCAAGCCGCTCAACAACAAGCACTAAAACAAATGGCTGCTACACAAAAAGCAAATTCTCCGATATCTCAGCAATATTCAACTATTAAAGCTGCCGCAACTGCCGCATTAGCTAAACCAGGATTCGAACAAACAGCCGCGGATAAACTTGCCATTAAGCAGGCGGCGGCTAATAATATTATACAAATGCCAAAAAACACAACAACAGCTCCAACTACCAAAGTAGCAGAGGGTGAATTTGCGGGACACTATGCTACAGGTGTAGCAGGTCAATGGCGCAATAAAGGTCCTAAAGCAAACAAACCAGCAACGATTGGTGACTTAGTTGGTGAGAGTGAAGAAAACAAAAATAATAACAAAGAAGATAGATTTTCAAGATTCATGGACAAAAAATACAAAAAAGGCGAAGAAGTAGGTAGAGTAAATAACCCCCCAATTAAAGGGACACCAAATACAGCTAAGACTGGATATTATCCTACTCCTAAACCCCCTGTTAAGAAATTAGATACACCTTTAGCAAATGAAACAGTAGCAGAAGGTTCAGAGGATTTAGCAAGAATTCTCCATATTGCTGGAATTAAAAAATAAGATTTGGATATAATTACATGAAAATTTCATCATTATTACGTGAAGCTGAAACTCCTAATCAAGGTACTGTTACCCAGTTGCCTGTTGATAGGGATTTAATATATAGAGCTAAGAATAAATATCCTGGATATTCTTCCGAACAGGCAATGATATTATTAATTTCTGATGAAATGAAAAATCAGGAAAAAACTGATTCAGTTCAAAACAAATTAATTGATACACAAAAACGTGAAAATGAACGCTTAAGAGGAGCTGTAGATTCATTGGGTCAAGAACTACAAGATTTTGAACAACAGTCACAAGAAACAGACCGTGAAGTTGAAAGATTAAAGCAATTAAGTAATACACTAACTACCGGCGGTACAGATACTAAACGTAAGGCAAAATTAAGTGCTGATGATTTAGAAAAATTACAGACAGATTTAGAAACATTAAAAACTAAACCTGGAATGGATCCAAAAAAGTTTCAACAATTAGAACAACAAATTAAATTAATGGCTTCTAATCCATCGGTTAATAATGCAGATTTGGCAAAAATAAATTCTTTAGTAGACACACTTAACAAACAAAAAGTAATTGGTGATGAGTTGTATAGTAAGGTTGAGAATCAATTAGCTGTTACCCAACAAGACTTAGATAAAAAAGAAGGCAGATTTTCAAAATATATTGAAAAGAAAAAAGGCGAAATAGGTAGTATTCAAAAACAACATAGTGGTGAAATAAAAAAATATTCCGATATTGTTAAAAAATATCAACAAGATATTGAAAAATTTAATACACAGGTACAACAGCTAAACAAAGATAGAGAATTTATCAATAATGAAAAACAAATTATGATAGATTTAAGAGGTGAGGTTCAACAAAATGCTGAAACTATTCAGCAAAATGCTGATAGAATTAACACTGATGCACAAGAGGCGGACAAACTGTTACAGGCAATTAAATACGTATATACTAAAAATATTAAAGATGTAGATGATACAGAGAAAAATATAACACCTCCTGATCAGGAACCAGTAATTCCGGCAGAAGAACCAAAAAATAATGTTAAAAAATTCCCAAATCAATCCGAATTAGCAGGTTTATACGCCGATCAAGATGGTAAAGGTGGTATTGTTGACTTTAAAGATAAAGACGATATAGATAATACAAGTGACGGATCTGATAAATTTTATGGACCAGAAAGAAAGTTTGCCGAATCAATTAACATGGTTGAATATGAAAATCAACCATTAAAAATATACAAAAACTGGGGAGATCCTCAATTTAATAAATGGATGAAGGATAATTTATCTATGCTAATTACACTGTTTAAAAATAAATTCAGGGAAGAATTATCAAGTAAAGATCCTAAGTACAGTGATGGACAAATATCATATACGATACAAGAAGAAGCTTGGTATCTCAAAGAAATATTTGAAGATAAAGAAAAGCCTACATTAACTAGAGAAAAAATGGATAGTTATTTAACTTTAGTTAAACGAACATTGTTTAGTCAACCAGCGAACCCAACACTGTATATGCAACCAAATGAATTGTTTACTGAAAGCCTAAATAAAACTTATGCCCGTATGTTAGATAACATCATTGGTTTAGATTACATCAAAAAGGGTTAAAAAACCATAGAAAAAAATCTGTTTACCCACATATGTGATAAATAGTATTGACATTGAGAGTTAGTAATGCTATACTAACTCTTATGTTAGTCGCTTCATAGGGAAGCGGCGAATATTAAAAACGAGACCATCTCAATTTATAAGGAAATTTATCATGGCATCATTAGCAGAGATTCGTGCCCGTATTGCGGCACAAGAAAACAAATCAACTTCTGGATCAACACAGAAACAATCAGATAACTCTATCTACCCTCATTGGAATATGGACGAAGGCACAACAGCCACAATGCGTCTATTGCCCGACGCAGATAGTAACAACCCATACTTCTGGGTAGAACGACAAATTATTAAACTTCCATTCAATGGAGTTAAAGGTGATCCTAATGTTAAACGTATTGAGGTTCAAGTACCTTGCGTTGAAATGTATGATTCAAAAGCACAATGTCCAATCTTAACTGAGGTTCGTCCATGGTATAAAGATGAGACATTGAAAGAGTTAGCAAACAAATACTGGAAGAAACGCAGTTATTTGTTTCAGGGTTTTGTTCGGCAAAATCCAATTGGTGATGACAAAACACCAGCTAACCCAATTCGTAGATTCATTATCAGTCCACAAATCTTTACAATCATTAAAGCAAGTTTGATGGATCCTGAGATGGAAGAATTGCCAACAGATTTTATGCGTGGTCTTGATTTGAATATTAAGAAAACAAGTAAAGGTGGATATGCCGATTACTCAACAAGTAATTGGGCACGTAAAGAGTCAGCATTGACAGAGGCAGAACAAGCCGCAGTTGAAGCACATGGCTTGTACAATTTGGCAGAGTTCTTACCAAAGCGTCCCGGCGAAGCAGAGTTGCGTGTAATCAAAGAAATGTTTGACGCAAGTGTAGACGGTCAACCATATGACTTAGAACGTTGGGGTAGTTACTATCGTCCTTGGGGACTAGAAGCACCTGCAGGAGCAACCGCGGAAAAACAAACAGCTACTACTGAAACTAGAGCACCCGCAACAGCACCCGTAGCAGAAACTTCAGCACCATGGGAAGAAGATGCAATGGCAGCAGCCGAATCTATTAAGGTTCCTACAGCACAACCATCAAGTGACAAAGCACAAGACATTCTAGCAATGATTCGTGCTAGACAGAACAAGTCTTAAAAGGGAATAGGGAGCATTTGCTCCCTACCTAAGGAGAACTCCATGACAACAAGTGACGAAAGATACCGAGCCATTAAGCAAGGTAAAAAACTATTGGAAGAATTATGCGATCCAGGTAAAACACCACGTGTTCCTAGTATCATTAGAGATAGAGCTAGAGGTGCATTACGTCATTATCCAAATGATTGGGAATTAGAATCTATCGCAGAAAAATGTCCAGATATGCTAGACAAACAAACGATCAATATGTATACTAACGGTGTACACGCAAAATAAAGGAAATAATATGAAATACCTAGAAAAACTAAACAAAGTAAATGAATCATTTACTGTCAACCGTTACGATAACGGGTTTATGA